CACAAGTAGCGCGAGATGCATTGATTGTTAGACAATGCCAAAGATCCGGAAGTTCTTACTTTTGGTACTTACCCAAGACTGTTTGAGAATCCTTATACTTGTATAAGCACTATTAAAGTCTCTAACTACCCAACCATTTTCACCAAACATGAAACTACAAATTAATATAATTACATGGTTAGCTTACTGGTGGTTCCCAGAAGTTAATAACACTTCACTAGCTATAACGCAACTTTTTACAAAGTGTGAGTTATGGTCTAGAACGAAAGGAGACCTTTGGTTGATTTCACATTTGAAAGAAATCCAACTTCTTTATACAAGAGCATTGTGTAAGGACCCAATAAAGGTATCATCACATATAATAGGGATTAGACGAGACGGTCTTCCGAAAGGATTACCGGCTTTGAATTCCATATTTTTAACAGGTAGACATCAAGACATAAGTTTTATACTTACAGTCTTGAGTGTTTACCGTACTATTAAAGCTTGGAAAGCACCGGATGTTTCAACAGTTACTGGTAAATATACTGGTACTGCTGGCATCTATGAATTCGATTGGTTCATTAGATTATATCTAAAAGACCTTGGAGTTCTTGGTACTTTAAAGTTTAAATGGTCTGTTAAAGACTATTATTACTCTATAAAAGCTGGCCCAAATGGGAGAGCAACATTGACATCTATTATAGATGCAATATCTCTTCCTGAAGAGCTAATCACTTCTATAGGAATCTTCTGTCCCGGTATTATTACAGAAATTCGCCATTGGCGGACTTTTGATATAGCAGTTTCAAAGAAACTGACTATTAATAATACAGAGTTAGAACGAGGAGAAATTAGAAAACTAAGCATAGTTAAGGATCCGGGCGGAAAATCCCGGATAATTGCAATATTTGATTACTATAGTCAAAATGTATTAAAACTAATACATGACAAGGTTTTTGAAATATTGAAATTAATCCCCCAAGATAGGGCCTTCACCCAAAATCCAGTAATGGAGTTTGAGGGGCCATATTATTCTTTTGATCTCAGTGCGGCAACAGACAGGTTTCCACTATTCTTTCAAGAAAGAGTCGTGAGATTCCTGACTGGAAGCTACAAGAAATCAAAAGCATGGGGAGATATCCTATCAGCCTACAAGTTTATAGTTCCTTGGGAGGACAACTCATACATAAAGTACGAAGTTGGACAACCAATGGGAGCCTAT